GAGATATGGATAAAGTGATATATGCCAAAGAAAATAATATAAAATTATTAATTATCCCATATACAGAAGAAAAGAATTTAGAAAGCTATATTACTAAACAAATTGATATATTAAATATAGGAATATAAATGACAGCAACTATAAACATAGCTATATTATGTAATGGTAATCCAGAAATAAAAGAAACAAAGCAAATACAATTACTAAATCAATTTATTCCTAGGCCCCCAAGTTGTGATATAAATGTAATTACTATTTGTACCCCTGAGTTTACTACAGATATAGCTGAACAAATAATAGAATTTGATACTGATTTGATTATTCATTACGGTTTAGAGCTTGGATTATTTTTTAATGAGTTGGAGACTACTTCTTTAATAAACAATAAAAAAATAGATATTATTGTAGATAATCACAGTGTAAATTCTCTATTTTACACTGATAAATATATGTATAGCACCTTTTTTGATGTTATTAAAGCAAAAATAGAAGATATAGACTTAGTAAAAAGTAGGCCTAGTAAATTATTTGTAGCAAAAACTGAGGCTGATTTAATCTATTTAAGAGATAGGTGTTTTAAGGAACCGTTTGGAGCTGATACAGAAACAAGCTTCCTAAATGCCTTTATAAAATCTCCAGCTCCTAAATTACTATGTTATTCTCTAGCATGGCTATCTGATGAAGAAGAGGCATGGTGTATCCCTACTTCTGATGCTCTTATAGCATCTGGAAATTGTACATTTACTAAGGAAACTGTATTAAAATATACAGAACAGATATTCTTTGAATCTGAACAGGCCCAGTTCTGGCATAATTTTGCTTATGATGGTCTTGTATTACATGAGTTATTTAATGGTAGAAAACCTAAAAATTTCATGGCTGATACTATGGTGCTTCTTACTTTATATCACCATGCTAATAAATCAGCAGCCCTAAAAGAAAATACACATTTAATTGGATTACCTGCCTATAAAGACCCAATTAAAGATTGGATTAAGGAACAGGCTACAATTTTTTCAAAAAAGAAAAAAGAAACTAAGGGTAAAGCAGCAAAAGAGGCTCTTGGAGATAGAACCTATGGTTTTGAAGACGTTCCGCTAGACATCCTGGCTCCATATGCCTCCATGGATGCGTTAGCAGTTGTAAGGCTTGTAAATTTTCTTAAAAAGAATATGGATAGAACTTTATGGAGTTTCTACTATAAGATTCCACATAAAGTTATTATAACGTCTAATGAATTGGCTTGTGAGGGATATACTATCTCTAGAGATAGATTTTTACAAGCTAAATTAGAGTATGAAAAACAAATTAAAGCTACTTATGCTGATAGTATAACACTTATTGATTCATACATAGATGATAAGGATACTTTTAACATAGCTTCCGGTAAACAATTAGGTAATATATTATTTAATAAAGATAAGTTAAATCTTCCAGTATTTAATAAAACAAAGAAAAAATCTCCATCAACTAATCAAAAAGCTCTTGATGATTTGATTCTGTTTCATCCATTTATTTTTAAGCTGTCCAAACTTAAAAAGCTACTTAAATTATACTCTACTTATTCTTATAGAGGGTATAGTGGTGTGTTGAATGAGGGTTCAAGAAGCTACAAACGTATAGGACATTGGACAATCAATGCCCAATATAGTCAAACTAATAGAACAGCAAGATTAGGCTCTACAAATTTTTCTGGGCATAATGGAGAAAAACATAAGGGAGGACCTATACTAACTCTTCCATCACACGGTTCTATGGTTAAACAATATTTTTGTCCAAATAATGTAGCAGAGCAGGAAAATATACTTTATGACAAAATTGTGGCAAAATTGTCAGATGCTGATAAATTAAAAATTAGCCAGGCTTTAACTTTTGATATCTCATTAACTATTAAACCATCTAAAAGTAAGAAAAAAACTAAAGAAGTTGGTGTGAATGAAGACAGTGATGAAGATGATTCAGACAGTTAATAAACAAAGTAATAAGTATTCAAATATACAGTATAATTTTATAGCTAATTCTTTTATTCCTGAAAGTGGATATTTAAATCATTTATTATTAAAATATAGTGCCTCTATTACAGCATCTTTATTGATAAAAGAAAAATTATTAAATGATTATAGATATGCTTCTGTTATGTTAGTATATAAGCAAGTAAAAAGTAAAGCCTCAAGAAAAAAAGCACCTGAGAATATGCTGTTTAGAGAAAATCTTAATAATGATATATTAGATTACTTAAAAGTGGCAGAAACTACACCCTTTACAGAGACTAAAATACTATTATTAAATGATACAGTATTAGATAAATCAGTAGGGGATAGTGGCTTACAGTGTTTATTTGTTTTTGAAAAGCATGATGGTTCTCATGAATTTGTATTAAGCCCTGGTGCTGGTATTAGGGCACTAACTAATATGATTGGTATGGGAATTTTTGAATGTGAAAACGTAGATGAAGTATTAGACAGTCTTATTATGGAGTTATCTGATTTATGTCTTACTCACATAATACCTCCTTCTGGTATTACTTTAACTTCCAAATTAACAGAAGACATTAAAAGATATTTAGAATTTTATTTATATGGAAAATAAAGCATTAATAACAAACTAACTTCAAAGGAGATAATACAATGAAATATCAAATTGGTGCCATTATTAAGGACCCAGACAATTATACTACATGGGAAGTAATTAAAGCCGAAATGAGACCAGACAAGGAACTTTACACAGTAAAACACATAATTAATGGTGTAATATCTAGTATGGGAGTTGAGTTTGATGGAACTGATAGGTGGATAGAATATTATATTAAGATGTAAGAGAAAAGTAATGGCAAAAGAACCTAATTGGTCAAAAGAAGACAATTTATTATTAAAAGAACATTATGAATTAGATACAGAAGAGAATCTTCAAAGGTTATTTCCTACAAGAACCTGGGTAGGAATTAAAGAACATGCGAAAAGCAAATTTAAAATAAAAAGATTAGTATCCAATAGAGTAAGAGTTGGAAATACTGCTACTTTATTGGAAGAAACATTGGAGGCTTATTATTGGATGGGCTTCTTATTAGCTGATGGCACATTTGATAAGAATGGAAGGCTATCTTTAACTTTATCCGAAAAAGATAAAGACCAAGCATATAAATTTGCCTCCTTTATAGAAATGAAAAAAGAAAATGTAAGAGCATATACAAGAAAAACTAATTATAGCAGTTCTTCTACCCATTATCAAGTATCAAGTATGGTAGGATATTATGGTCAACAAATAAGAGAGAAATTTGATTTAAAGTTGAATAAAACGGAAAATCCTCCAGACCTAAGTAAGATACTTAACAATACAACCAAAGATAATTTTTTAGCTTTAATAATTGGCTTTATTGATGGAGATGGGTCAATAATTTATTCCAATAAAAAAGTAAATACAAATATAAAAATAGAAATACACTCCTCATGGTTACTGAATTTATCCCTAATAGAAAAAGTTATTTATTCCTATTTTTTAGAAGTTGGACCTAACTCTTCAAAAATAAATAGAAATGGATATGCTTCACTGTATATATCAAGAACTTCCATAGTTAAAAAATTAAAAGAATTCAGTAAAAATCTACCGAGGTTAGAAAGAAAATGGCAGAAGATAACCTAATTCAAAAGTTAAATAAATTATCATTTAATAGTTTAGATAAGTTAGGAATTGATTGGAGAAGTGTAGTTAGCTCTAATCCAGATTTACAAGCTGATTATACTTCTTTATTAACTCTTAAAAAAGACTGGATTATAATTAACATCGACTATAGTCAACTTGAGGCATATATGCTAGCCTCGTTATCTGGTGATGATAAGCTTATTAAGGCTGTTAATTCTGGACTTGACCTACATAAAGTTAACACTGAAAACTTATATCACCTTAATTATTCTGAAATAGAAACAAATCTTAATAATGCCAAAACACCAGAAGAAACTAGAGTAGCACAAGCTATTATGGAAGATTTTAAAGCTAAACGAAAAGCAACAAAATCCTTTACGTTTAGTATTAGTTATGGAGCTGGTAAAGAAAAAATAAGTATGGATTTAAGAATTCCAGCGCAAGATGCTGATAAACTTCTTAAAAATTTCTATGCCACATATCCAAAAATTAGAGCTTGGCAAGGAAGAACTTTGTTAAAAGCAGTAAAGGAAGGATATTTAGAAACACCTTTTGGAAGAAGAAGAGCCACTCCAAAAATTTATGGAAGACATGAAGCATACAAGGCATTTATTGAAGAAGACTATAAAACTATACAAAAGTTAAAAACTGATAAAGAATATTGGTCATTAAGAGAAGAATTTAAGCAAATTTTGAATACTAACATTCAAAGTAGTGCTACTGACATGTGTAGTTTGGCTGCTTGTAAATTTAAAAACTGGTTAAAGACTTCTGATAAACGGGCTGAGTTATACTTCTGGGTACACGATAGTATTGTATTGGCTTGCCATGTTGATGATTCTGTGGAAGTAATAGAAAAATTACGAGATTTTATGGAAAATCAAGTAAAATATCCTAATGACCCAGTTAATTATAGAACATCATTAGAGGTTGGTTATAATTATGAGTGGGTAACTGAAATTAAACGTGATGATTGGATTAAGACATCAGATAAGAAAGCTTTATTACTTGCTAAATTAGACGAAAGTTTAGATGAGGATTTAAATAAATCTTTCAAAATGATAATTAAAAGTACTCAAAGCGATATGACAAACTTTGAAGCCTATATTAAAACAGTTAAAATGTCTAAGGAAGATTATTTTAATAGCCTTGTTGAGAAGTTAGGTATTGAAGGTATAACAAGTCCAGAAGAGTATATGATTGCGCTTAATAACTGTTCCCCTGAGGAATATGAACAAAGTATGGGATTTGATATAGAAGGAGAAACAGGAGATGAAGAAGTCTAATCCTAAACAATATAAGATATTACATATAGTATCTGGTAATTATTGTATATTAGCACCTCTTGATAGAACTGTTAATTACTTTGTATTAGATTTTGAAGGTACTCATAGACCCTGGATTGACATACAAAAATCAACAGACAAAAAACTTTGGGAATGGTTTTGGAATAATCCTGGAAGTTTGGAATTAGCCTCTTACCTATGTGGTGAATATGAATATGAGACTCGTAGTTCACATTTTATAACTGAACACATGACCAAAGATGAATTTGAATTGGTAGCTATATAATGTTTGAGGAATATGAGTCTGTTATTAAGCAATCAATAACTAATGAAAAAGCAGATAAGTTTTTGTCAAAGAATTACTACAAGATTTTTCATTTATTAAGTAGTGAGATTCTTTATAAAGAGCTACTTGTGCCCCATAATATCTTTAAATTAGATAGCAAGCAATGTTATGAAGGAAGAATTCTTGGAAAACCTATGGGATGGTATTTATCCTGGAAACAGTATTCCTGTCCTTTAGTTCTTCCTTTACATTGCTGTAAGGGGTTTGTTCATACTAATATAGCTAATGGGTCGTTAGGTAAAAGGTATCCAGAATGTACCTTTAATGAATTTGATTATATTCCAGTAAGTAAAGAAGAAGCTATAATAGCCTATGGATTAAATATTCCACTTAGCTACTATAAAAAAATATTAAAAAATGAATAATGTTTATATAGGAGAAAAACTAAATGAAAATTAATTTAAGTAAGGGAAATACTAAACTTGGTAAAATTTTATCTTTTAGTATTTCAGCATTAAAATCCTGTCCTACAAAAACTTCATGGTGCGAAAAACACTGTTATGCTAAAAGACTTGAAAATCAATATCCAAATGTTAAACAAGCATACAATGATAACTTTAATGCTATTACAGATAAAACCTTTACAACAGATATGGTAACTGAAATTAAGAAATATAATAAATCTAATATATTTAGATTACATGTTAGTGGAGATATGCTTAATGTGGCATATATTTATAAATGGATAAGTATTGCTAAACAATTACCTAATATTACATTCTATGGTTATACAAGAGCTTGGGAAGATACTAACTTACTTCCACATCTAGGTATTTTAAATAAGCAACCAAATGTAGTATTATTTGCTAGTACTGATATAACTACAACTAAGAATACACCAAAAACATTTAGAGTTGCCTATGCTGGAGATAATAAACCAACTAATATACAATCAACAACATGTCCTCAACAAACTAATAAAGTTGATACATGTCTTGACTGTAAATTATGTTTTACTAAAAAAGCTAAAACTAATATTTATTTTAGGACACACTAATATGAGAATTTTACATATCCTATCTGGAACTTTGTGTTCTTATGTAATATATTCTAATAATGCTGTAATATCTATTTCAGGCTTTAATCCTCCTTTTATAAATATTACAGAAAAAGAATATGAGCAACTTTGGAATAAAAATTATGTTATAATATTTGGATTAGATGACCAACGACCTAGTGATATAAAAATATATGGTAAATATCCAGATAAATATATAATAAATAAAGGAATTGAAATATTACCAAATGAATTTACTTTAATATAAGGAATCTATGGAGTATAGTGAACAAGATAAAAAATTACGATTGGAATATCTTACTAACAAATTAAAACTCTCTAATAGGGAGCAGGGGGAGAAACAAGAGCTAATTAGATTATTAACTCCTAAGAATACCAAACTGAATAATAAAAAAGACTATAAAAATATAGAACAATATTTTGATGTAGTAGAAAGTAGTGTAAATAAAATATATAATGAAGCTAGACGTTCTGGTTCTAAGGCCATACAACCAGAATTAAGAGATGAATTAAAACAAATAGGTATGGTAAGTCTATTAGAAACATATAATAACTTTGACACATCAAAAGATTGTTCGTTTAGAACATATGCTTGGTATAGAGTTAGAGGAGCCTTATTGGATTATTTACGAAGTCAAGATACTGTATCAAGAAGCACTAGAGCTGCCTTAAAACTAATAAAACATGATGATACTACTAATACCTTTAGCTCTGATGTATTAACTCAGAAACAAGTTGATATAGCAGTAAAAAAAAGTACAATAGTTAGTCAATTTTCAATGTTAAATGAAGATTCCTCTGTGGCAACTATAGCAGATTTTGAAGATACTACAGATAGATATCTAAATATAGAGGATAAAGAAACATTAAAAAGTCTATTAAAGGCATGTCCATTAACTGAAAGAGAAAAAGCTATAATTGATGGACACTATTTCAAAGACAAAAGATTATATGATATAGGAAGAGAATTAGGGATTACAGAGAGCAGAATAAGTCAATTACATAAAGAAACATTAAATAAGCTGGCCAAATATGTCTAAAATGGATGAAATAAATAAAAGAATATTAGAAAATACAAATGAGCACTTACTTCTACATCCTGATATTAAAGCTATTCTAAAATCAATTGAAGGTTTAGAGACTTTAAAAACTCAATTACAAGAAACAAGAGATAATTCAGCTAATATAATAGATTTAGAAGCTTCAATTGATATAATAGAGATGCTAGTAGACATAGAAACTTCAATAAAAGAATTAGAACAGCAAATATTTATAGAGAATAAGAAATAAAATGGATAAAAAAGAAAGCATATCTCTAGATAAATATTATACAAAATCTGAAACTGCTATGTTATGTTATACTAAATTAAAAAATTACATTACTTCACAAAATATTAAACTTAATAATATTATTTTTATAGAGCCTTCTGCTGGAAATGGCAAATTTTTAGAGGTCATACAAGAAACTAAAATAGGATTAGATTTATTTCCAGAGCATTCTGACATAGTTAAAGCAAATTTTTTATCTGGAGACATATTAAAGTTTTATAAACAAAGAAAGTGTAATTATATTTTTATAGGTAATCCTCCTTTCGGATATAAGGGTAGACTAGCTATTGATTTTATAAATATGTCACTTAAATGTAGCGAAATTGTTGGATTTATATTGCCTATTCAATTTAGAAAGTGGTCAGCACAATCAAAAATTAATAAGCAAGCAAAATTAGTATTTGATATGCTACTTCCTATTAATTCCTTTACTTTATCCAATAAAGAGTATAATTTACGATGTTGTTTTCAAATATGGACTTTAAATAATGACACAACAAATCTTCGACTTTTAGAAAAACCAAGGACGTGGCATTCTGATTTTAAGTTGTATCAATACAATAGAACACCAGAAGCAGAAAAATATTTTGATATGATTTGGGATTTTGCTGTTCCACGACAAGGCTATTTAGATTATACTTTTAAAGCGTTTTCAAAAGAACAATGTGATAGAAAACAACAATGGATATTCTTTAAAGCAAATAATGATATAGTTTTAGAAAAATTAAAAGCATTAGATTTTGTTAAGTTATCATTAAAAAATAGTGGCATACCAGGATTTGGTAAGGCTGATGTTATAGAGGAGTATACTAAATTATGTTAAAAACCATTGAGGAATTAATCACTATATTAAAAGAAACTAATTTTAGTAGTTCATTAGCAATAGAAACAACTAATACAACAACTAAAAATAATGATAATATTACAGAACTTGCTATAAAACAGATACTATTAGATAATGGCTTACACGAACAGCAGAAAACAAATCCAACCATAGATGATTTACAACAAGAATATACTAGACAAACAGGAAAAATATATTATAAACTATCCTCGAAGGAAGGCAAAGCACTGACTGAAATGGAAAAGGCTGAACAGATTAAAAAATTGACTCAAATCAAAACTACATATAAAACACCACTAAAAAATGGATATTTTATGTATCAGCCAAACGGAAGTCAAATGCCTCCTGATTTTGCTGTTAATATAAATGGCTTTCTAGACATAGAAAGCAAAGCGGGTCATTTAACAATGTTTAATAGTGGATTACCTAAAGAAAATACTTTTTATATGTGTGAATTCCTTGATGGTACATCTCATAGAGATTTTGGAAAGAATATATTTGCTGAACCTGCTATGTGCAATTTATTAAAGGAAATCAGAGAAGAATTTGAAGAACATAATGACAATGCTCTAAATAGATTAGAAAATAGTGGAAAATTTTCTAATGAAAAATTAGAAATAATTAAAAAATATAATTTATGTCTATATCCAAGAGCAATGATGAGACCATTTTCAGCTAAAGATAGTATTTGGAATATAACAATCTAATAAAATATGGTTATAAAGTAAAACGAGGAGCCCTAAAAAGCTCCTCTTTTTTTATGCTTTTAAATATTTTTATAAATGGTTTATTATTTTGTTGCCATAAACTTTACAACTATTTTATTTAATAGCGAATAAAAGGTTTGTAACTAACATCTGCTGGACCATTTAATAACTCAGATATTTCATTATTATCTATATTCTTTGAAGGTTCTGACACTGCTGTTCTTTTTAAACAAGCTATGTTATTTTCATCTCTTGTTATAGCAATGTTTCCTGTCATGGGTAATTTATTTAATATGGCTAACTGTGCTTCTGGATTATATATTTTTAATATAGAAAATAATCCCTTAATATCTTTAGAATAATACAGTTTACCTGGCTTTACTTCTCTCACAAAGGCACTTACTGCTTCTCCCATACTAGCACCCTCTTCAATAACTTCCTCGGCCTCTGTGATGATTTCTGGAGCAGTAAAGATATCTTCATATCCGTCACTCTCATCTAAGAATGCTTCTGGAGTAGTGTAAAATGATTTATGTTCTGGGATAATAGCTGTTGGGTCTGTTAAAATATCTAAAGAGTATTCACCCATTGCTTCTTTTTCTTTTTCAAATACATCTTCTAATTGTCTATCTAATACTTTTTCGATATGTTCTGTACTTTCTGATTTTTCTTGTTCATTGGATAAATTTTCTCCACTTTCCTCTAACTCTTCAATAGAGATTCCATATTTATCTTCTAAATCACCTAAAGTTTCTGTTATAGTAACCTCACTTCCAGGTTCAGCTGCTTCAAATACCGGAATTTTAGATATTATTCCTTTTATTGCTTCCTCATCTTCTGAATTCTCTGAAGAAAGCACTTGGTCAGCTTCATTTAGTTCTTTAACCGGATATTCACCCTTCTTAATTAGTATAACTTTATCACTATCCTCATTAAATAGTAATGTAAATGAAAAAGTTTCGTTTTTATCTATCATATTAGTCACTCTTTAGTTATACTTAATTACAGTCTTGAATAGGGACTTCCTTTTGTAAATAATGGAGTCTTTTGGGTATTAGTTGGATTATAGCCTCTAATTTTATTAATTCGTTGTTGAAATGCTGGTGTACCTTCTAATCCAGCAGCAGTATTATCAGCACCTATAGTATTAGTAGCCACAGGGGCCATTGGATTTTCTGGTGTAGATGGAATAGTTGGAGTAGTTGCTGGAACAGTTGGTTTAGTAGCTTGATTTGTAGTTGTAAAGGTATTAACTGGAATATTCGATTGATTTATAGTATTAGGTTGATTTATAGAAGCTTGAACTGCTTGTTGTGGTAGCTCTTGTGCTGTAGAAGCCGTTTGTGCTTGATTTATAGGTGGTTCAAAAGTAGTAGAAGGTATATTAGAAGCATTACTTGTAGGTTGTGGATTTAAAGAATTAGCAGATAATGATGGAGTAGCATTTACAATATCTCCTGGTTTTGCCATAGTAGAAGTATTTGGAGAAACTGTATTTGGAGCATTTTGTAAGGAAGCTTGAGTTCCAGTTGGTTGTAAAGCATTTCTATAAGCAGTTCTAAATGAATTACCAATAGAAGCTGGCTTGATAGTTTGCTGATTAGGAATATTAGAGGCCTTGGAAGTAGCTGCAGGATTTGTTATTGGCTGAGTATTAGTCTCATTTCCACCAACCGTTATTCCTTCTTTGCCTTGAACTGATGTAGCTGTTTGTTCTTTAGTGTCTATTTGTTTTATAGCAGTATCAGCAGTTTGTTCTGCTTCTTGATTTGAAACTGGCTGTGATGCTGCCGCAGATAATTGATTTAGAATATCTGTGGCTTGTTGTTTAATTCCTGCTACTTCTTGGGGACTTACAACAAGATTATTATTTAGTTCTTTTTGTTTTGTATTTATAAGAGCAGATAAATCCTGTAAAGCCTTAGTCATTCCTGCTCTTTGGTCTGAAGCACCTGCTAATTTGACATCTATATTAGTTATTTTATTATTTCGTTGAGCAGCAAATCTCTCAGGGTCCCCATCATTAACTTGAGAAGCAACACTATCTCCTGAGGTCTTGCCTTTGATTATATCCTGTAAAATTTCATAGTGTCCTGGATTTTTTAAATTAAGACTTGGAAACACATAATAATCAGTAGTTCCTGCCCTATTGTTAGAAACTTTAATCATAGGGCTACTTTGAATTACTGCTGAATTAGTTCCTAAAAAATTCTTGGCTTTTCCTACTAAATTCAAGGGGCTTGGAGCTAAAGCAGGTCTTGGGGTAGATATTCCTTTTCTACCACGTAAACCTCTTATATTACCACCAACATCTGCCCAAGATTTTATTTTATCTCCTATAGCAGAAGCTATAGGACCTTCAATTAAAGTTTCTTGCTTTACCTGAACACTATCAAATAATCCTATATGCTTATTACAAAAATCTATAGAATTCTCTTTTGGCATTTTTAAGAATACATCACAAAATTCCACTATATTATATACTTTACTTGAATCAAAAATGTCAAAAGATAAATTTAATCCTTGAGCAGATTCATTTAGAATATCTGATATATTTTTATTATTCATTTAAGACTATGCCCCACCTAAATACTTTTTAACTATAGTTAATGCTATATGATATAAAATAATCCCAACAAATAATAGCCAAAGTTGATTGCTTAAAGTAGTTTTTAATTTAATAAAGAATTTATCTATAGGAGAATATTCAGTACCATCAGATTTTAGTCCTAAATTAAGAAACAAAGAAGAAAATTTAGAATTCATATACTCTTGTTGCTTTTCATTAGACTTTATCATTGCTGTTTGAACTACATCTTTATATTCATTATTAAAAGTAGTTAATAATGTAGATAACTCATCCTGGCTATTTATTAACTTTTCAGTTTGCTCTAATAATTCTCTTACTTTATTATCTACTTCATCTATTGTGTGACCATTGTTTAAATCATTTTCAAGTAAGGAATGTATACTTCTAGCATACTCACTATTACTAGAAAGAACTAAAGATAAAGCATGAAGCAAAGCATCATCTGCTCTGTGTTCCAATAAAGCACTTGTAGAAGTGTCTTTTTTCTTACTTCTCTGATTTTCTGAATCAGTAAATAAATATTCATTGCTGTCCATTACTAATTTCCCCAAGATTAATTAATTATTTATTTGTTTAAGCTTATTATATTTATTTAAACAAATTTTAAGTTTATTGTATTCTGTTTTTAAATCAGTATATGAAGCAATAAATTCTGTAACTATATCCTCGGATAGCCTAGTATCACTTGAAGTTATTAAAGTAAGCATCTCCTCTTCATTTTTTGTATTTAGATTTTCTGATGGTTTTATAATGGTCTTAGGCATAGATTATATTACCTTATCGCTTCCTGCTACGCCTGGAATCATAGCAACATAGCCACTACCACTACCTGAAGGGGAATTTATCACATTAGTTAATGGAATAATAACATTTGTAATAAAATCTTGATAGTCTGACACACTTGAGAAAATTAACGAACCTCCCAACCATTTAAGTGTTATATTTCCTGAATGTGTAGATGTAGCTGTATTATAGCTAACACTTCCAGAACCAGATGAAGTAGAAGACGGGATAAATACATTTTCAGTTTTAGTGATGGTCATAATATATCCTTATATTAACTTGGTTTATTATAAGTATCAAAACCAGCCTGATTTTGATATAATCTAACTTTTATATGATAACGTAAAGGTCTTCCTAGTCTAAAAAGCTCTTTTGATATTCCAAATATTTCAAACATCTGATGTATTTGATTATTAGTTACAACATCTCCTATTATAGGAACTCTTCCTAAGATATGTTCTAATGAGGATATGTTAAACCAAATATCGCCAGTTCTTTCTGCTACTTGTGAGGAGCCTATTATATCTACACCATGAGTAGTAGCTTCTTCTACCTTAAAGTAAGAATATAATTCTATTGGATCTAAAAAGTTTTTAGAGGATAATAAGTCTCTGTAAACAGGGTCAAAATTTTCTTGGAATTGGTTTAATTTATAATATATAGTTTTAACACCAAATAATGAAATTTCTTCTATGTCAGTTGAGTTAATAAAAAGAAAATCAGCCAATCCATTTGGAGTCTGGTCGCTATAATTATAATTACTAGTTCTAAGAGCCATAAACTTAATTCCTATTGTCTTTGTTTTTTACTAAAATCGTCAAAATAATCTTCTATACATTTACTCAAAAAATGTATTCCTGGAGTATAAAAAGAACCAAATTCTAAATCTAAAACATAAGGACTTATATATAACATTCCATCTTCTGTATTATATACTAGGACATCATCTAAGACTCTTATAAAGTCATCATAAATAGCTTTAGCATACTTATTTCGTATTTCTTTGGAGAATTGTATCTTATTCTCAAACATGTACTCTTCAGCAGCACCAAAAAAATTATTAGAAGTTAAAATTTCTGGAACCTCTTTTTTTATTTTTTCCATTAATTTTGGAAATAATTCCTTAGTAAGTTGCTTAGATAGTTCAGATAGTTTTTTTGGATCCTGTGGTTCTATCACTATCTCCATATAAAAACCATCTTCTTTTTTATTAGCTTTTGGTACAATAATTTGCTCTCTCATACAACTTAACTCTTAAATAAAAAGCCTGAAATTAATCGGGCTCTTTTATCTACTTTAGATCTATTTTAAAAAATTAAATAGTACCTTCCAAGGCAACCTCAATAGAATAGACTACACCAATACTAGGAAATACTTTACTAATACGCTCCTTAAGCTGAGCAACTTTAGCACTATCTACATTAATAGGTTCATCACCCGACTTAGAAATTTGGTCACTTAATCGTGCCCAGTTAAGCTTATCAGCATAACTTATCTGTGAGTCATCTGGAAGAACTGCCTTAATAGAAAGCTTAGAAATTTCCTTCAGCGTAAGAGCAGAAGAAGTAGCATCTAATTTAAGCTCTCCACCATCTGGATCCTTAAGAACCTGAGAAAAATTTACTAGCATGAAACTCCTTTTAAACAAAACCAATTTAGGTTGTTTAGCTTTTTTCCTATTTATTAATCTACCACTCATATTATAAGTATCGGTAAATGATAAAAAACTTTAATATTTTTTGTAATTTAATATATCATATTTTAATAAGGGCTTGTACCACTTAATGGCCATAATTGACCATAAGTTGGACGTAAGACAACTGCTGTATAAACTGCTGGAAATGTATTTATTACCATAAACATATCTAATGTTTTTACAGATTTTATTATAACCTTATTTTGTATAAAAGTTATACCAATATAAGGAACTGGAATAGCAAATTTCTCACCAAGAGGATTATTAAAAACTGGTGAAGAGACCATAAACATATTAGAAAGCCTAACAGAATGTCTGATAGTAAAAGAAATAGGCAGGCTTTTATAGAAACCACTATTATTTAATCCTGTAGGTGCTAATATTGTTTTTACAGGTGCTGACATAAATTATAATCCTTTTATTTTAGCTAATAGTTTCTAAATACATATAAATATAACTTACTATATTAAATATTAAATTAACTAGGCGTAATATACCCGCCAAACAACAACCCCTGAACTATAAAACAATACCATCCTGCTATATATAACGTAGTTCCAGCTATTGGAGTAATTGGTGAAGTGGCATAATTTCCTCTAACACATCCAGCAAAAGTAGTTGATGTTGTACTAGAATAACTTATTATTTCTCCATCTAAAACAAGCCATCCAGAAGTTGGAAATCCTGAAGTAGAAGCAACTGTTAAGGTAGTATCTGTTTTTAATCCTGTACTAGAAATAGTAGTAGTAAAGTCATTACATGGTGAAATTAATAACTGCTCATTAGTTGGCGCAATTCCTGTAAATTTATACCAATCTAAATTATAGTAATTTGGACCAATTATTCGAGCCGGCAGCGCGGAATATGATGACAAGTTACTATATACATATCCCGGTATAGTAATACAGCTTAATCTATGAATAGAAAAAAAAGTACCTGAATCAGCTCCATTAAATAGCCCTTCTCCATTCATCTGACTATAATAAGTTGCAGTACAACTATTATTAGGAAAAGCAATATTAAGCGTATTAATATTAGATGGGGAATCTTGTAGTTCTGCTGCAATACTAAAATGGGTAAAAGCAGATAAATTAGGGCTGTCCGCCCCATAAGTATCCACTGCAGTTTGAGTAAAAGTGTTGCTAGGCACTACCCAAAAATGAGAAGGGGATCCATATCCACTAGTATTAGCAACAACATCGTCGTAACCAACTAACAACTCAACTATTGTGCAGGGTAATCCATAGGCTGCTAAGTCAGATACTGGAATTTGGGATATAGCAGAAACATTATCTCCATAACAAGCATGTATTGGCATAGTATATGCAGTATTTGTTTTAGAGGCAATTGCTATACCTCTTGAACAAATTTGTAAATAGTAAATCCAACCATTAATAACATCAGTAGTTATAGAAGTTCCAAAAGAAAAACTACTTCCCTGTACTAAAGGAGTAGTATATACAGAGGTTGATGGGCTATTACTTATATTAGAAGAAGTTATAGCTACATTCATTGCTGGAGTAACCTGTGTAGCAAGAATACAAGCGCCAGCGCTCTCTAATGCAGTTGGCCAATACCAATTCCATGCCAAGAAATTAGCATTAGTGCTAGTCTTACATGCCTCATACAAACCCCTAGCATTTTTAATAGCTGTATTACTAGTAGAACCTACAAAAGATACTGTATTACTATTAATGGTAATACTTAAAGTTACGGCTCCTGCTGTTGGACTATTAAATATATATAGTTCAGGTAATGGTAGTAATAACTCCTGAACTGATCGTAAAAGAATAGAAGTTCCAGCACTTGGAAATAACCACCGTAAAACGTCTCTGGAATAACTATTACCTATTGTTTCAGTAGTAGGTGGAATACAGTCAAAAAAGTTTTGTGTGGTAAGCCAATTGCCATTTATGTCTTCTAAAGTCCAACCTGCAACATAGCAGGTAGTTCCAGAGACTACAGCAGTGATATTTATTCTCCAATAAGTTTGTGAAGTAGCTCCTGTAATAGCATATTTTCTACGTTCAGCATATTGCCAATTAATTTGTCCAGTAAAGGTTTGAAGAGTAGTCCATGTAGATCCATTTGATGAATAGTCTAGTGTAAAAGTAATAGGAGCATAATTGAGACTACTAGAATTACCTACTTGAACATACATATAAGTTGGTATAAATCCAGCTGTAATATTTGCTCCCACAGAAGCTGGTAAAGTGGCCTGTGTAGCAACAGTGGTAGAAGTCATATCAAAGGCATTACCTGGAGTAGCCATTGTTCCTATAATTGAAGTAGGAATAACAGCTTGACGTACAACCTGCCAAGGGGTTGCGCCAGTAGTTGTTAGCAATGAAGCGAAAGTGGCCTGCATGCTGGAAGAAGTCGCACCACTAGAAATTAAATTACTGGACCATCCCAAAAAAGTACTCATAATATAAAGTCTCTCTATAAATATATTTATTCTAATTTTAATATAGTTGCTGAAACGGTTATAGTGCTTGTAGAATTGCCTAAATTTTGAATTGTCATATAAATATTTTGATTTAGTATAGAATCATTATTAAAACAAATAGGAACTGGACTACAAATCCAAGATAGTTGGGTGCTTGTAAATACAAATTCTGCCATTAATCCAACATTACCTGAAGGAGTTGTAGATGATAACCTAGATAAATCAGAGGTAGCTGTAGCATTAGTTCCATAAAATCTAATTCTTGATGGTGTATTTACAGAGATAGTTAAAATCTGAAAAGTATAACAAGTAGTAGAAACAGTATATATTTGACTAGTATTAATTGCTAATGAACCACTAGTAAAATTAAAAGGCACTGTTCCTAACGAGGCAGAACTAGATTCAGAAATCCAATATACAGTAGTTCCATCAGTGGAAAGAATTTTTCCAGCCTGACCAGTTACACTAGGAAGAGTGGAAATAGGAGACCATAATAAATTAGTTCCATCTGTATATAAGTATTTTCCACTTTGCCCACTTACTGATGGAACTTGATTAGTTAGAGCAGTCCAAGCATAAGAAGAACCAGTGCTTTCCAATACATATCCAGTATTGCCTACAGAAACAGCTGGAACTAATTGAGTTATTTGAGACCACGAAACAATACTTCCATTAGTAGTTAAGTAATAACCACTATATCCTGTTTGTGAGGGAAGTTGAGAAGGTATAGCTGCCCAAGAAGGACCTCCAGAAACCACAGTTAAAACTTGCCCTGTTGAACCTATTGATAATCTTGCAGCTACTCCTCCAGCATTTGCTGCAATCATATCCCCAGTTGTGGTCATTGGATTTGTAAAACCTACTGGAATGGTAGACCAACTTGCAACAGACCCATTGTTTGTTAAATACCATCCAGTTGTGCCACTAGATATTGTTGGCAATTGATTAGGTATTGTTCCCCAAGAAACTGTTGAACCATTATTTGTTAGAAATTCACCATTAGTTGCTCCGGACATTGGAGGAATTATAGTGGTCCAAGCCGGAATACCTGAAGTTGAGGTTAATACAGTTCCAGAAGTTCCTATACCTAGCCTAACTGGAGTTCCTGATGTAGTTCCATAAATTATATCTCCTACTGTAGTCATAGGATTAGCTAATGTCACAGGAGTTACCCATTCTGCTAAATTATACCCTCCAGAAGAAGTATAAACTGTTAAAACCTGTCCTACAGAGCCTATTGAAAGCTTAGTTAGTGACCCTGAAGCTCCTCCCAGTATTAAATCTCCATAGAATGTCATTGGATTTATTAAAGGAGTTTCCCAACTAAGAGTAGTTGAATTTAACACAGTTAAAACTTGATTAATAGAACCTATACCCAATCTTAGTGAAGTTCCTGACAACCCTCCAACTATTAAATCTCCATAAGTAGTCATTGGATTTGCTAAGGCCGAAGCCCAGGAGTAAGAGGACCCATCATTAGTTAGAAATTTTCCAGCACTACTTCCAGATATTCCTGGAACTTGATTTATAGCTGCCCAAGACATAACTGAGCCATTATTTGTTAAAAAGTTTCCTGCTTGTCCTGAAATACTTGGAGGATTAGTGTTTATTATCCATTGAGAAATAGTTCCATTATTGGATAAAATATAATTAGATACCCCTACAGACATTGCTGGTACTTGATTTATTGAAGCCCAATTAGCAACAGTTCCATTATTAGTTAAAAACTGTCCTGTTGTTCCAGAAGTAATAGCAGGAACAAGAGTCTTCCATCCCAAAATTCCTGAGGATACCACTGTTAAACTCTGCCCTACTGACCCAGCAGCTAATTTTCCTGCACTTCCTGAGGTACCACCAACTATTAAATCACCTGAGGCAGTCATTGGATTAGCTAGCCAAGTTGGAGTTAGTTCCCAGGATACAGTAGAACCATTAGTATATAAATAATAACCTCCAGCAGTATATGGAGTCTGATTAGGAAATGGAGAGCCCCAAAACACAGAAGTTCCATTATTGGTTAGAAATAATCCAGATTCTCCTGCTACTGGTGGAACTCCTGCTACTGAATTTTCCCACGCAGCTGAGTATGGAGAAAGAGCGGTAAGAACTTGTCCAGTGCTTGGAACACTTCCTGTCATATTTACTAAAAATTGGCCTAATGATGTATTTATTGATAGTGAATTTGCTACAGCATCATTAGTCTCAATCCAATCAGAACCACTCCAAGTATATAGGATTTTTAGACCTATATCATATACTTTAAAACCTACTGTTATTACTGTATTTTTTAAGGTTTTAATTTCAGAATCTGATAATAATGGAATTAGTTCTTGTGTATTATCAGGTAAGATATTACCCAGCATATACTTAGTGGAATCATAAGTGCCACCAACAACCACTGTTAAATTTGAAGTATACTGAATAATAGACATATATTTCTCTATCATTTAATTCCTTAATTAAATTATATAAGGAATAAATTGAAATGGCATCTAAAGAATCTCTTGCGAGTGCTATTAACCAAGTACTTAATAATATTAGAAAAGATAAAGAAAAAGAACGAATTGATATGGAATTATTTGCTAATAATTGTATAAAAGAATTTTTAACTTTAGATTTACCCTTTTACAGCATAGCAACTGACCCACAAGATAATAATATTGTAGTTATTCAAGTTCCATTTCTTAAAGAATGCCATATAGAAGTAGAACAGTATTTATTTGGTTCAAAAGAAAAATGTGCTACTTTGTATATAAACAGAAAAGCTGTAAGAAAGATACAGCTTGCTGATAAAAATCCTGAGTATATTCAACGAGTAGCTAACGCATTACTTGATTACTTAAAACGATATCTCATTCTAAAAAGTAAACTATAATTATTAAACTATTTCAGTCCAAATATAATTAGCTGTATTTGGTGTAAAGCTGGTAATATTTGTTATAGAATACGTAGCACTTGAGGGCACTATAAAATAACCTGTAGAATAAGAGCCTGCTGCTGCTAAACTTGTTGGAGTATTAGCAATTAAAACACTATTAACATATAACCCAAAGCTTACAGATGTGGTAGTAGTTCCAGAATCACTTATAATAACTAACATTGGTTTTCCAGTGCTGTTAGTATAAGTTGTGCCTAATACTCTAGTAGTGGAATTATATGTAGTAACTGTTGAAAAAGCTCCAGTAACCCCAGTAAAAGGAACTGACGCAGCACTACCACCAATAGATAATCCAGCTGCAGTTCCAGTTAAACCTGTTCCTGGACCGCTAAAAGACCCACCAGTAATAGACCCAGTAGATAATATAGAAGTAGTAGCTACTATAGTTCCAGTTACTACTCCGGTAGATGCTCCAGTTATATTAGCCCAAGTAAGATTAGTTAGATTGCTTCCATCACCGGAAAATGAAGATGCTGATACAGCACCTGAAAATAATCCTGTTCCAGTAGATATTGATGTAGAAAAACTTCCTATTGTTCCTGACACTGTTCCCGTAGAAGTTAAAGCATTACACCAAATTGTTTTCCCTACTCCAAGACCCCCGGAAACATATAAAGCAGTTCCTACAGAGCTATAAGCTGTAGAAGTAGTGTTAGAGATATTAACTTGACCAGCAATAGTCATACTTTGTGAAAATACTGAAGCGCCACCAACAGTAAGGGCTCCTCCTATAGATAAATTATTAGATAATGTAGCACTATTTCCAGTAAAAATACCAGAAACAAGTAGAGTGCTGGAGAAGCTTCCTGTAGTAGTTACAATACCATTAGTAAAAACTCCACCACCAGTAGTAAGTGCTTGTAAATCAGCTAAAGTAATATTAGACTCCAACACTGAATTATGGTCAGATGAGGAATATAATACATAATTTCCAGCATAACTTGAGGGTCTAGTTAAAATAGTTCCTGTAGCATCTGGATAGGAATAAACCCTATTAGCACTTAATCCAGAACTATTTAACGACATAGTATATGAGGAATCACCTATGAGATTAATAGCTTTTTTATTATTTGTTATTAATGTCCAAGTATCTGATGTAGTTGTAGTAGTGCTTAATAAGATACTAGCTATAGTTAGATTAGAGGTTCCATTAATAATTAAACCTCCACCAACCGTTCCTCCAGTTGTTCCACTATTATTTAATAATACGGTATTACTAGAGATAGATAAATTAGAACCTATAGATAGAGAACCTACTATGCTTACGTTATTAGAAAAAGAAACTGCCCCCCTAACGGAAAGGCCATTAGCTAGTGTAAAAGAGTTGCTAAAAACTACTGGGCAATTAAAAGTAGTTAAATTAGTAGAGGAAGTATTATTAAAAATAATAGGGCCATTTATGGTATTGTAAGAAGTTGTAGTAGGATTGGTTATAGTTACTAATCCTGTAAAAGTAGTAGCTCCTTCAAAGGTATTTACATTTGTAAAAATATTAGAATAACCTAATGTAGGAAATGAAGCTATAGTACTGCCGTTATTAGAAAATTGAAGTTGCCAAGAACCTCCCACATAAGCTACTCCTATATATGGATTATATAAATAGCCAGCTGTGGTACTGGTCTGAAATACAATATATTTAGGTTCCAATAGGCCAACACTGTCTGTTGGGTCTCCTATAACTAAATCCCTATTATTAGTAGTTGTATATCTAAATTGACTTGGAACTAGTTCGCCGCTCATTTCTAATTTTCCTTATGCTCTATCATTTATACTGTGTATCAGTCTCTTACTTATTTCATAATTTATTGTTTTATAATTACTATTATGAGCTTTGGTAAAATGACAATCAAAACATAATAAAATTAAATTATCAATATCTAATGCCCTTGATTCATCTAAATTAATTGGTATTATATGATGACAATATAATTTATTCTTAATTGAGGAATGTTTTCCACATAATTGACAAGTATAATTATCTCTTTTTCTAACCTTACTTAATATACCACTTTGTAATATTTTAGAACGTAATAATTTTGAATTGTCTGTCAATAAAATATCTGGATTTTTTCCTTTACTTATTCTATAATTTTTAAAAAAAGTTCTAGTATGCTCTTTTGCTAAACATCCACAGGACTTGGTATTTCCTGAAATCAATTCGCTAGTGCTTACATAATGTATTTCCAAAGAACCGCAAGAACATTTTACAGGCCATTTAAATCTTCCATTTATTTTTTGTTTTTCTCCAATAACTTCTAATCTATCAAAAATATCCCCAATACTTATTAAATATTTAATCCTAGATTTTTTCTCTTTTAGTAATATTTTTTTTCTCTTACAGCCACAACTTTTTGCTTGGTTACCATCTTTACGAATAAGGTCAAATTTAGTAACTAGTATTTCCTTGTAACAAATACAAGAACATATATATTTTGTAATATTTCTAACCCCATTAAAAACAACAACTTTAGAAATTACAGTTAGATAATTTATCTGTGTTCCCTCTAATAGTTCTTCTGACATTACAAAACCTTTAAAGAATTATCAACTAAAACTAATTATGGGTCTCACTCCAATATACATTTGCTATTGAAATACTATAAACTAAATTTACTTGATATGTCCAACCTTGTGGTACTATAAAAGAGCAAATAGCAGTATCATCAAAAGCGTCTATTCCAGTGCTTTTACAACTTACCGCAGATAAAGTTCCATTTAGATAAACGTAAAAATAAGCAGAGTATGGTTGGCTGCCTTGTGGCTGAACTGTAACAGTTACAAACATTGGGCCTGATGTGCTGTTAGTAAATGAAGTTGAAAAGGGTCTGCTAGAACTATTATACACACTTACAGTAGTAAATGGCTTACCAGATACACCAGAATAAGGAACTGTACCAGCAGAACCAGCGGAAGAAGCATAGCCAACACTTAAACTGGAGGCAGTTCCTGTTAAACCAGTTCCGGCACCAGAAAATGAAGAAGCCACAACAGTTCCCCCAGCAGACATGCCACCAGATAAAGTTAAAGAAGCAGCGGTAAGAGCACTTGAAAAAGTTCCGGCAGTTGCTCCTGTTATAGCACCAGATAAAGCTAAAGAAGTTGCTGATAGGGCTCCAGAAAAAGTTCCAGTAGTTCCTACTACAGCTCCTCCAGCATTAGCTAAAATTAAATTTATTTGTGACTGTATATTAGAAGTTAATCCAGATAGATAGCTGACATTTATAGTAGATTCTGTGATTGAAGTATTATCTGAAGAAGATAACAAAAGCTTACTACCAGAGAAAGTTCCTGGATTTATTACTAAAATTCCAGAATTATTAGGATATTGATAGGTCCTAGCAGCAGTTAATCCAGGGCTCTTAAAAGTTATAGGATAGGAAGAATCACTAATAAAATTTATAGGATATCCAGAAGCAGGAAGCAAAGTCCACGTATCTGAAGTAGTAGTTGTAGTGGAAGTCAAAATACTAGCAATAATAGCAGAACTTCCATATACTACTAATCCAGAACCAGAAGATGCTGATGTACTACCTGTATAATGTACTGCTACTGTAGAAGAATTAGATATTACGGAAGAAATGGGCCCTAGGGAAATTGCTCCAGTTGCTGTTAGTCCATCTGACAAAGTAACTAATCCATTAAAAGTACCAGCACCAGATAGAAGTAAAGTTGAGGATAAAGTAACTGCTCCAGATACCCCTAAGGAACCTGATATAGTTACAGGACTATTAAATACAGTAGGTGAACTATTGTTAATTATTACAGAACCATTAAATGTAGCCGCTCCAGATACTGCTATGGAAGAACTAAAAGTAACAGCACTATTAAGGGCTACACTACCATTAAAAGTTACAGTGCTGTTAAAGGTATTAGCAGCACTAAATATATTTGCTAGAGATAATTGAGCAAAAGAAGTAGATGAAACTCCATTACTAGAGAACTGTAATTCCCAAGTACTTGTTCCAGAATTATATGTAACTCCTATATATGGATTAGTAGCATATCCAGGAGCTGTATTTGTCTGAAACACTATATATTTAGGGTCTAGTAATTCAGCAGTATTTGTTGGGTCACCTATAACTAAATCTCTATTATTAGTTGTAGTGTACCGAAATTGTGATAAAGTTAACTCGCCACTCATATTTAATCTTCCTTATATATTATATTATGTAACTGTATAGTCATTGTTAAAAACCCTATGTATACTTGATTAAAAATCTATATCTGGAATAAAAGGAATTTCTAAATTTGAGCTTAATGTGGCATTTATCAATGAAATAGTTTGTCTAGTCTGAAGTAAAATTTTCAATCTGTTATATTTAATAGACTTAGAAAGATAGGTTGCTGTAACACTGTCATTTAACCAATTAAAAGTATTAGTAGTATCTATATAACTAAAAGTAGAATATAGAGATTTTAATACTTGTATTTCTGTAGCATTTTCAGTATTTATATATAGTTGGTCTAAATTCTCTGATGGTAAATCATAATCATTAAATTGATTTATAAAATAAGGTAGGGTATCAGTTCCTACCAAATAATTTTTATAGAAAATTTGATTGTAATTATATCCTATACTATTAGGTAATTTAGAAGTTATTTGTGGAACATACTTAGAATATCTTATAGAAGCACCATAACTTGTAGGTAGTATATATCTGTTTATGGGTTCTGTAATTAAACCGCAACCAAAAATATTATTAACTTCAGGAATACTTTGTAAATCTCTTAAAGAAGTCCCAAATAAATCTGTTCTAATTGCCTTACTTCCGACTATAGGTGATAAATAATCAGAAGAAGTCTTATTACAAGTTATTACGAGAGTTCCTAAATCAGTATTTAAAATACCATAATAGACATTAGAAGAAGTTCCTTGTATTACTCCAAAACCTCTTAGACCAGTTATATATGAAATGGGATTAGTTAAACTAAATCCATATGAACTTGTAATATTTAGATTACGTTCTTTAGTAGTTGTATCAGATGCTAATAGCCAAGATGACCAAGAACCATTTAAATATCTAAATATTTGATTTCTAGTAGTTATAAAGATATCTGAGTTAAAGTAAGATAAACCGGTAAATTGATTAGGATTTATTACTATTGAGGAACCTATAGAGGTATCTTTTGTTATAGTGAGTTGTCGTGAAATATTACCATAATTAACATCATTGTTTATAGATAAATATATAAGTTCTGTAATATATGAAGAAGAACTGGAAGAATAAGTAGCCACTGCTGTTATAACTTTAGATGTATTAGTCATACCATAACTTGTTGAATATGGTATTGACTTTATTATATCACAAACCTCGTTAGTAAATGGGTTTGTAAATAAAGTCCAAGAATATCCAGTTGTAGTTAATGTCCAAACATTACTTACATTAGTGTATATACTACTATTATTAGAGATAGTAAAACCTATTGGATAACTTGTATTTGGAAGGGCCGGCAAAGAACTAACTGACAAAGGTAAAACTACTGATTTATATATATTATAAGTAGTATTTAAAATATAAGAATAGTATTGTGTTGCTGTATATTTATATACTGTATATATATTTTTAACAGTAGAAATAGTAGATATTATAGTTGCCCGAACAGAATTTGAAGCTATATTTCCAACAGTAGTATTTAAAGTATAAACTGCTCCAGATATATTATCAGTTCCGGAAACAAGAGAACCTACTATAACACCAGTAGGAATTCCAGCACCAGTTATAGTTTGGTTTATAAGACTACTTGAAGCCCCTGTATTAGAAGTTAAAGTTAAACTACTTCCACTAAAGGAAGCAGTGAAAGTAGATACAACTCCTAATTGTGTAGTTGTTAATGGCTTAGTATATACTGCTATAGGTTCTCCAGCCTCAACTGGATTATTAACTATTCCCAAAATATAAACAGGAGCATAAGTTTGTGGAATAATGGAAGTAGATATAGGAGTATTAGTAGGTGTTACTGTATTAGTTATTAAGGTATGTTTAAAGATATAATTACCAGAAATTTGGTCATTATCAGTTTCAGATACCCAAGAAGGGCTACCTAAAGTATAAGACAGTAAGCCTTCCTGTAAGGTTCCTGCCCATATAGTTATATTTCCAGGAGTAGATACTGAAGCAGCATTTTGTATAGCTATAGAAGTTACTTGCTGTGGATAGACCATTCCAGAAGTTGGTATTGGAATAATTGTTTGGCCAGAATCTAAAGAATAATAAAATCCATAAAGGCCTCTATATACTACAATTACTAATGAGGTACCTTTATTATTTACCGAAAGAGAATAATAAATCTCTAAAGTATTTTGTTTATTTTTAGAAGTTTGTTTAACTAATTGAGAATTTGAAACTGATATAGTATGTGTAGAACCAGTCAATCCTTGTATACTTCCCACAGGAGGTTGTGGTGTTATTATACTAGTAGATAATACTCCATTAGTTATATAATTCTGCATTATATTGGCATTATAACCAGAACTAGTAGTATCGCTAACTACAACAGCATTATATAACACAGATTCAGAATCTTTAAATTGAGATATAGCAGGATATAAGGACTCATCAGACGAAACACTCTGAGTCTGTAGCATTATACTACCAGGAGTTATATTGGTTAATATAGAAGCTGATACATAATTATTAACTAAACTAGGGGCAGCAAATTCAGACATTCCATTTCCTTACATAACTTAATTGCTATGATTTAGGAAATTATATATTTGCTTATATACTCCTCAAGATTCTTTTCTTCAGTATATGGAATAATTATAAGTCTTATATTATTTTCTTTAGCATACTGAACTTTATCTAAATCTCGTTGAATTGCTTTCTCATATATGGCCAAAGTTTTATGCCAGTAATTTGGATATTCATAATGCTGATAACCATGATATTCAAAGGCTATTTTATGTTCTTCATTATAACCATCCCATTGATAGCAATTACTTTCACATTTAAAATTAGTTTTTTTAAGTTCAAATCCAAGTTTTTGTTCTAATAATTCTTTACATTTACGCTCTGTCTTAAACGAAGAACATTCCGGGCACCACTTGTTACCAATATGTAAATTTCCCCAACTAGCTCTCCATTGATGACCTTTTGAACATTCCCACAACATTCTAGTTTCATTATTGACATAAACTTTTTCAAGGCATTTACCATTATATTTTTTTGTAACATACTCATTACATTCTTCTACAGAAGGCTTACTTTTATTAGCACATACAGGACACCATGTTTTTTTATTTTTAATACCATTCCAGTTAGTCTTCCATTGATGCCCCTCAGAGCACTCCCAAAGCATTCTAACATGACTATTTACATAAATAGTATTACAACATCTTCCATTATGCTCATTTTTAACATACTCACAACATTCTTCTATAGTTGGCTTAACATTTCTTGCGCAAATAGCACACCATTTATTGCCACTATTAATACTGTTCCAAGTGGCTTTCCATTTATGACCTTTAGAGCATTCCCACAACATTTTATAGTGGGCATTTACATAAGTAGTTTCAAGACATTTACCACTATGTTCTTTTTTGGCATAATCTTGACATACACTAATATCAGGCTTAAGATTTCTTGCGCATTTAGGACACCAACTATTAGCATCTTTTATATTATGCCAGGGAGTTCTCCATTGATGCCCTAAAGAACATTCCCAAAGCATTTTAACATGAGTACCTTTGTAAATATTCTCCAAACATTTGCCACCCTTATTAGCTGCCCAAAGCCTACATTCAATTATATCACTTTTCTTGCCCATAAGTCCTCACATAGTAATAGTATTGGCAACAGTAGAAAGAACTTTAACCTAATCAAGCATGAATTGAATGTGACTTTTGTGATCGAATAACTCTTCTTTGAGAACAGTAATTTCTTCTTTACTCTCAGCCACTAATTCGGCAGCATTCAAAGTTTGGCTCTCATTGCCAGGACCACCAGATACCTGACTGAACTTACCTCTGACCTTACCTAACATGCCTTTTGATGTAGCTAGGGCAAATTTTCTAATCCAATTTATGCCCCATTGATTAGATAGTGATATATTCTCATCTTTATCTTCAACACCAAAAGCATTTTTTGAGTACTCAATTAGTATACTGGGAGCATTTCTAGGTATTGGCCACACATATAATTGGTTATTTACTACTTTGAAGGTTATAGTATTACCTATTACACGATTTCTATTCTGTAAATACTCAAAAAACACACCTAAATTACCAGCAGCATGTACAAAATTAGTATAGTTTGGACCAAAAGGCGAAGCATAGACAGCAAACGAGAAAATGTCTTGGGTACTTCCAGCAGCAGTTTCAAAAGGAATATTAAAAGTAACATTTTTAACAGTTGCTGCTTCTTCAGGAATATCAAATACATTATTACTAGAATTGTTAACAGGTAACTGCATGTAAGCCAGCTCAAAAGCCCCAGTAGCTAGATATTCATTTATGGCTTGGTCTATGGCTACATTAAGCTGTAATGGGGCTAGTTCAACATTTACTATTGGTGAGCCTAAACTAGTTAATATATATTTTCTAATTTCTTCTCTAGGAATTAAAGCCATTAGTATATTCCTTTAATTTGTTGCTGTATTTATCATGACAGTATTTAAAACTAACATTTCATATGGATTCATTTGTACTGTCAAATTTGCTATACCTATTACATTATTTCCCAAAGAAGGAAATTCATTAGATGCTTCATTATATGACGGAATATCTTGAATAGGAACAAAAATTCTATTTCCTAGGGGTATGACAGTTCCGTCAGGTAATGTTATTGTTTCTACACCACCAAAATAACAATCATAATCAGCTATACCAGATATAGTGGATATTTTATTATGGAAATCAGCTGCATTAAATCCCATACCCATTTCAAAATTAGCTAAATCAAAATAGTTAGTTATTATGGAAGTTAATGCAGACTTTATTTGCCCAGCTAAATATCCTGGTTTAATTGTAACATCTATTCTTAAGTCAATATTTCTGACCAATCCGTCTACTATTTCTATGGACGTGCCGAGACATTTATAGTTATTTATATATTCGCTAAGTTGTAGTTTTTCTATATATGAAAGAGGCTCCAACTGCTCTAATGAATTACTTGTCTGAACTACTAAAGTATATAATCTAATTACTGAGCTATCTGAATCGGCCTTAGAGAGAGCAGTAGTTACTTTAATAGCAGAATTATATTTCTTTACTAATATGGTATAATCTGTTCCTGTTACTGCTCTATCTTGGGCAGTAAAAAATCTTGATACTAAAGCTTTTGCCATAGCAGGAGTTTCACCAGCTATAGGTGGAGCAGAATCGTAATCATTTCTTAAATATAAATTAACATTACCTACAGTTACTATTTGATTGGCATCTCCTGCTTGAACTATGTTTCCAGTAGTATTTGCGTCATTAACTCTATAAATAACTTGTATAGCAGCCCCATTAAAAGGTATTTGTCCAAAAACACCATCTCCAAATTTTACAGTGGCATTGAAATCACCATCTGTACCTACTTCGTATATGGTATCTGATTCTATATATGTATCATAATTAGCTGATATACCAAAAGCCATAGTAGTTGCAGAAACAGCCTTACCTATAGCAATTTTCTTATCTGGATTATTATTTAGATAAGCTACATCAGGATATAAGGAAGTATCAGCTAATCGTAATTGTGTATCAGATATTAATTGTGGTTGATAAATAGTGCCTAAAGAACTATTAGTAGTAATTGTGGAACTTTCTAATAAATATAGAATATCTCCTGCTGACCAATATACTTGTTCTGTACCATTATAAAAATAATTTACTAATGTAGATTGTTGTCCATATGAAGACACTGTGTTGGCTAAAGCACCATATACATAACTTGGGTGATACAATAACACATCAACATATTCATCTGA